AGTGATATTTCTTTAGAAGAACCTGCTAATGAAGTTTTAGAACAAGTTATTGATGAATCTTTACAACAACCTATTAATGAGGGACTGCAAGATATATCTAATAATATTCAAAATATTTAATGGAATATCATATGTCTAAATGAACCATTTATTGTATAATTTCATTCTATTTATTTTTTTTTCATAACCTATGATTCCATTAAAATGAATAATATAACATTTGTCTTTTATGTTTTCATTTTTATAGAAATACCCACCATTAGGATAATCTTCTCGTGGAAGAAAGTTAATGTTCAAAACTTTATTTTCAAATAAAATAATATTAAAAAAATCTTGATCGTGTGAAAAATTTAAGTAATTATTTTTTAAAAAGAATTCATAGTCTAGAGATAATGTATTTTTACTAGGTATCATAGAGTAAAATCCTGTACACCCGTTTGTTCCATTATATTGTATTAGACAATCATAATCTGTATTTTTAAATTTTTTCAATACGTCATCAACAAAGTTTATATTTATTACTATATCTACATCAATATAAATATAGCTTTTATTTTGTTTTAATATTTGATTTCCTATGAAAAATCTTTGAAATACAACATCTTTGAAATTAGATTCTCCATACTTGTAAAATATTTCAGATGAAATATTTTTTGTATATATATTATTAAAAAAACATACAATATCACAGTTTCCTTGTAAATTTTTAACAATTCCTTCATCCAGTGCGAATACAATAATATTAATATTAACTATTTTTGCAGAAAATATTAAATTTTTAATCATATCAAGAACTCCATTTGTTCCAACACAAAATGTAATATTTGAATCACTATTATTTTTCAAAAATAAATCAATATTTTCATAAACTGTATACATAAATTATAAAATTACATTTGTAAAACCTTTATATTCATTATTCCTGAATAATACAAAATAGCTAAGCGATGAGTTCCATCTAAAACAGTATTTTTATTCAAACATATAAGTCTATAATTTTCATAGTTATATGTGTTAGGATTAAAATGTTCAATCAAATTTTCAAATGAATTTTGTGTATGATCATCTGTGAAAAGAGTTCCCAAATATTCTTTGAAATATGTAATGTATTTTTCTTTATGTCCTTGTACGAACATAAAGTGAGGTGTTTCTTTAATATGTACTTTTTTATTTTCATTATTATTAATATGAAATGTGCATAATATATCATCAATATTTACTGTTTTAATTTTGAAATTACCATTAATATGATAAGGTATTTCTTGTTTGGTGTGAATAATTTTGTCATTATAATATTTACACGGTTTAGATGTTATAATTTGTGTTAAATGTTCAACTTCTTTATCGTTGTCTGTTGCATGTATAACATGATCATGTGAAATTCCGGGCGATAGATTATGGGATGGTTGTTTAGTTTTGTCTTCAAATTTAGGATTATATTTTTCACGTATATACCATTTAAAATCAACCACATCAGAATCAGTAAAAACTGCAGATGAACCTTCACCGTATTTTTTTTCGTTATAATCATATTTTTTAATTAATACGTAAAAATATTCATTTCCAACAGTTTTCAAATATTTTGTTTTTCCATAAATATGACTGGAGTTATGCATTTCTAATGCGTATACGTTTTTAATAAAGTTTTCAATATTATCATATTGTTTTTTAATTATCAACATAACTTGACATTTTAATTTTTGTTTTAATTCTTGGATAATATCATACATGTGTTGAATACAGTGACCCCATATTAGTAATCCAACATAAATATCCTTTCCTGAATTATAATTAATTAAACTCAATTGTTCTTTTTCTTTTATTTTATAGAAATTATGTTCACTAAAATTATTAGTATATGTCAAATGTTTATGTTTTTTAATATTGTGACTATATTCAATATATTCAGCATAACGAATGGTTAAATCATCTAATAATTGTGGAATATATATATTTTTATGTAGTGTTTTATTTTGTAAAATATATTTAAAAACATTATGATGTATGCTGAATTTAGTATACTCTAGAACAGAGAATAAGTCAAATCTAAAGTGTAGTTGTTTAGGTTTTGACAATAAGTATAAATCAAATTGATAATGTTTTAGTGGTTTAATTTCAATAATTTTATGACTGAATATAGACTTATCATAAATGTTTAAAATAATATTAATATTTTTTTCCAATTGATTTGTTAAAATATCTATATCTTGATTAATTTCATATTGAGGATATATGTCATTTAATTTAATAACAACGTAATCATCCAAAGATTTAATTATATAATCGATGTCTAACATAATATCGAATATACTTTTGGTAATAACAGATGATATATTTTTATATTGATAAATGTATTAAAATGTATTTTGCATAACAAATCTTTGATTATAGTTGACATTTCTTTTTTCTATATCTGAATACCCTGGTAATTGTCCAGCATATATTTTTTCAAAATACCAAAAATGTGTAGAATTTTGTAATGGTTTCCAACATGAATCTAACGCCCATAAATCAGGGTTTCCTCCTTCTTCTAAATATTTCACACTATTTTCAAATATAGGTAATAATATTTTTATAAAGTCATGTTTAATAATATATCCAGTAGTAGTTTGATTATCAATAATTCTATGAAACCCATTAGTAATATTATTTGTATGTATTTTTCCACGAGGTGTTAATATCATTATATCCCATTTTTCTTGTTTAATTTTTTCAAATTCGTCAATAAATAATTTATAGTTTTCTTCATTCAATATTAAAAAGTCATCTTCTAATATCATATAATAAGGATCTGAATTTTCTTGTAATTTTTTCAAACAGTTTATATGAGATAGCGTGCATCCAACTGCACCTTTTTTATGCGTAATCGCATTAAATCTTTCTATATTTTCAAAGAATGGGCGATTTAAAATATATTCTTTCATATAATCATTACGATCTGAACGTTTTTCCAAATTAATATAATATCCTTTCATTATATCGAATATTATAATATTAACTACATAATAATTTATATTATATAATGTCTAACTTATTTATAAGAATTAATTTTAATTTTATATTCTTCTAATGTTCCTTTATAATTAGAATACTTATACAAGTATTCTATTAGTTCATCCATATTCATAGATTCTAAACAAAAATTCAATAATTCATTACTAGTATAATATTTATGTATTATAGTGCTTTCTTCTGTTCGTGGATGAGATAAATGAAATAAGGGTGTATTTAAATATTTATTATTAGGTCCTGCTGCTTGTTTATTATAAGATTCTGAACATTTAAATCCTAATTTTTGTATTCGTTTCACACGTTCAATATCTTCTGGAGAATAACTAATAAAATTAATATTTTCATTACCTAATAAATTATACAATTCACGATTTATAAATAAAATACCACCTACACCAGCAATATTTGGTTTTGGTAAATTTATTAAAGACTTAATATCATATTCTTTCATAAAATCAGTTTTATTGGAAATTTCATAAGAACCTGGAGGAGTGCCAAAAGGATGAAGTAATTTAAATCCTTCATTAATTAGTTTATGTTGTGTAATTTCATATGCCTCTGGATATGTAAAACAGTCAGTATCATTAATTACTAATATTTCTGAAGTAGATTTTTCAATTAAATAGTTTGAAACAATTGTTCGTGAAAATGGTTCTGAACTCTCTAAAAAATAATATTCTATATTAGTTGAATATTTGAATTCAATTTCATCAAAACTACATTTAACACCTTGTTCAAAAACTAATATCTTTGTATTAAAATTTTTACTAATAAAATTTAAAAGACATGTAAGATTAACAAGACGTTCTGGAAAATCTTTTTTAAAAGGTATTATAAACGTACATTTGGTTAAATCAATTTTAGAAGACGATGTATTTTCTGAAATAGATTTATATAATATTGTGTTTGATAAATTTGTTTTCATTATATCCAAATATTCTGTTTTTCTAATAACATCTTTACTTATGAAATTATTTATTTTTTCTTTTGTATTCATAAGATTTTTCAAAGATTGTATACGTCCAATAATTGTAATATATGTTTCTCTATTAATAATTGCTGAATTATATATTTTATCCATAATGATGTATTACTATATAAAAAAAGCTATTTATATGTATTTAATATAAAAAATTGAATTATTAAATATAATGACAACTTATAAAATAAGATTTTTTACAGAATCTAGAATTTTTAAAGAAATATATGAACGATTATGTGAAACAATAAATTTAGATTATTATGGTGAAGGTAAAAAAGTGCATATTACTAATGGTGATGATTATACGCATATAATAATAATTAATACGGCTATGCCAGAAATTCCAAATAATATACCAAAAGAAAATGTAATAGGATTAGCTTTTGAACCATTCCCATATTTAGGATTGAGTGCAACTTTTATAGAATATGCAACAAAATATATAGGAAAGTATTATATTGGTGATAAAAAAAATCTTCCCGAATGTTTTAAAGAACATTATGCATATATGCCTCATATAACTCCTTTAAAAATAATTCCAAATAAAACAAAAACGATGTCACTAATATTTAGTAACAAATCTGATTTAAATGGACATAAGTATCGTCATACATTAGTAAAACGTATTTTAGATGAAAATTTACCAGTAGATATTTATGGAAGAGGATGTAGATTATATGAAAATTATAACATGAAAAGTCATCCACAATTAAAGGGAACATTTAATAAATTGGAACCATATGAAAACTATAAATATCATATTGCTATAGAAAATATCCAATCTAATCATTATTTTAGTGAAAAAATTACAAATACATTATTATGTGAGACTATTCCGATATATTTAGGATGTAAAAACATCAATTCTTATTTTCCAGAACAAGTTATCCATTTAACAGGAGATGTTGACAAAGATATTTTAATGATTTCTAGTATATTAGAAAATCCAGAAAATCATACAAAAGTAATAGATGTTTTTAAAATCAAACAAACAATTGGATTGATTCAAAATATAGATAATGTATTTGATAATTCTTAAAAATACAAATATTATATAAAATATATATAAACTATATAAAATGCAAAGAATTCAAGAAAATCAACAATTAAATAAAAGTGAAAAAATAGAAGGATTACTTCCATCAGGATATGCTGGTGTATTAATTGGACAAAATGAACGAGTAGAAGAGCTCAATAGACGTGTAATTGATCGTATTTCTACAGATGGTATTTTGCAACCTAATTTTGATCCAAGACCTGTATCTACAAAATATTCATTGTTTCCTATTATTGATCGTCGGGCAACTCCAAAAGAAGCCATTTTTCCAACACCTCAATATGAACCTAATAATAAATTTTATAGTAATTTAGAAAAAGGTCCTGTTGATGGATTTTTATCAAATGTAAACTTGGAATCTTCTTTAAGAAATCAGTATCACGCTTTACAAAGAGGTGGAGCACCTCAATCTACATATATACCATCTTCTGATAGTGATTTATATCGTGTAGAAGTCGTTTCTAGACCATCTCAACAACCTTTTCCTGATTTGTTTAAACGTGAAGATTTTTATCAATCACGTGGAATGGATAATTTAAATAGTCATATTGGAAACGACACATTTTTCAATCATACAAGAACACAATTACGAACCGGAGCACAAAGATAAACATTTAGTTTCTTCGATTATAACCTGTTTTTATATGATTTATTATTTTTATAAAAATCTGTAATATTTTTATACATACAATATAAATAATACTTATAAATGAAACCCTACAACGTTTATTTACTATATATCTTAATTATTTTAGCATCTGCATTCTTCTTTTTTACATTATTCAAAAATAAATCTTCAGTTAATGAAGGCTTCCAGCAAGATGCTCCATTTATACTCAAACAAAATGAAGAAATTTATGACCCATTTTATTCTGAAATATACGATACTGTTGCCTATCCTGATGTTCTTTGTTCTTATGTAGCAAACAAAACCATCGAATATTTACAACCTTCTCCTGAAAATTCTACAATATTATGTGTTGGATCTGGAACAGGTAGTATCTTAAATTCTTTACAAAAAAATCGTTTTCCACAAGTATTTGGTATTGACAAATCACAGTCTATGGTGAATATATCTAAACAAAAATATCCACGTATTCCTATTAAACATGGAGATGTGTTGGACTCTATGAATTTCGAACGATCTACTTTCACACACATATTTTGTTTAAATCATACATATTATGAAATTGAAGACAAATCTCTCTTCTTTAAAAATTGCTTTTTCTGGCTTCAACCTAATAGTTATTTAATAATTCATTTAGTAGATGGAGATAAATATGATCCTCTAGGTATTAAACATGCACCATATACTGTAGACTTAGCCACAAAATACAGTAAAAAGAAAATCAGTAAACACACTACTGAATTTGTTGGTTTCTCATACACAAATGATTACAAAGTATCAGAAAAAGATAATGAAGAACCAAGTGCTTGTGTGATTACCCAAAAAGAAACCTTCTTAGATAAATCCACATCAAATATTCGTGAAAATGAACGAAAATTAAACATAGAATCCACAAATAGTGTATTACGTTTAGCTGGTGAACACGGATTTATTGTTCACGGAAAAATTCTCTTGGATCAATCGCCAATACACGATCCACATCAATTTATATACATCTTAGAAAGAAGCCATTAAATAAAATCAAGTAAACGTTCTAACCAATTTTAAAAAAAATAAAAAGGTAAGAAAACAACTAAAAAAAACAATTATTTCAATATTATACATTATTAAATCTATTACGCTATATCTTTGTTTATTTTTGTTTAGACCATCCATTTTATTTATTTTTTGTATTATTTCGGGATTTTCCATATATACATATAAATTTAAACTATATATCATTTAGTAAACTTCATATTATATCTTTGTCTATTATATAGAAAAAATATGACTATTTGGATTGATTTAGCTGAAATAATACAGAATATTAAGGACATAATAACTAAAATTAATGAAGAAACTAAACCTGACGAAGGAAGTAAAATTCCAAAAAAAAGTGATACATATACAACAATAACAAATAGAATAGCTTTAGCGAAAGATATTGAAAATTTAGATCATGCCAAATTGGTTCGAACATGGCCTATAGAATCTAATATAAACGAGAGAATTAAAGGTATAAAATTAAATGAATTAATTGAAAAAGAAAAAAGCTCAGATGAAGAAGTGAATATAAACGATGAAGAAAAAAAAAAATTGAATATAGCTCTGATCTGGATTGAATATATATTCAAACCTATAATCAGTGAAGAAGACATTTATGACATAGAAAAATTAAAGGAAGTTTTGAAAAGTTTTAATAAAAAAGACGAAAATGGAAAAATTGTATTTAAAGTTCCAGTAATTTATACTACTTACACATCATCATCGGATGAAGGTAAATTAAAACAATTAAAAGATCTAAAAGATCAGTTGTTAAGAATTAAAGACAAAATAGGAACAAGACAATTTAGAGGAGACAGTTCAAGAAAATTTATTGATAAAATTATTGGTTATTTGGGAATAACTACATCTACTGAAACAAATAGTGATGCTGACAGTAATAAATCCAAAGGATCCTTGTTTGGAT